CAGCTTTTCTTGATTTCTGACAGGATTTGTAGTGAGGTAGCAAATTTAACCTGTACGCCCTTGTCCATCAATTCGTTAGCAAGACTAACCGCCATTCTCGTTTTTCCACTCCCCTTAGTTTGCGAATAAATGTACAGCCCTTTTCCTTGCCCTTTTAAGGCGTTGAAATTGTTTAGGTAATAGTTTATGCCTTTAACTGCATTTCGTGCCGCATTTTGGCAATTAGGGCTATTGTAGGCGGTAATATCAAAACTGCTTATGCGTAATTTGCTAAAATTCGATGGTAAATTAGCAAATCGCATCCGATTTTCTTCAATCTGCCTCCTGCGGATACCACACTTACACTCCCTGCAGAATGTGTAACCGTCTTTCTCATATTCTTCCCACCCAGTATCGTTACATACCGGGCAGGAATGCTTTGGTTCTTCATCAATGTGCCTCTCGGAAGAATTTCTCATAATCTGAATATCCGCCATCACTTTGTCTATTGTCCTGTCTATTACATCCATCATTGCCTCCCTTGTAATTCTTGTCTAAATAATCAACAAACGGTGTGGCGGCACTAAGAAATGTCGTTCCGTGCTTTATGTACTCCGTAGGCGTGCCTTTCTTTTTGCATTCATCCGCATAATTTCTGACGGCTTCTAAAAGCTCCGCCTCGGAATAACCGCTGTTGACTCTGGCACAGTAACACTCATATGCCTTACCCTTGTTGATTTTCCGTGGGTAAATTTTCCAAAATTCCTCAAATGCACATATATATTTCTTTCTTTCTTTACTTCTTACATTCTTTATATTCTTGTTTTGTGGTTCGTCTGATGGTTCGTCTGATGGTTCGTCTGATGGTTCGTCTGATGGTTCGTCTGATGGTTCACCAAATTTTTCGTACCCTTGATAAACCCCGTAATTTACTACGGTTATGAGCGTTCCTCTCTTGGTTCGTTCTGTGTACAACATTTGTTCACTTTCAAGTTCACTCAAGTAACGCTTAACCTTGTTCCGAGACCACCGCCAACGTGACGCCAATTTGTCAATGCTGAACATATATGAGCCACGCTTCACAGACTTAACAACTCCATCAACCATCATCTTCTTATCTTTGTGTTGCATAAGAAGAAGCAAATCCACCCAGGCACTTCTTTTGTCAAACGGTTCGTTAGATTGCCAAATACAGCAGTCAACCATTTTCCTGTAAAGTTTTATCCATCCGTCCACAATTCACACCACCTTTATCTGTCTACCCATTCGATACCGCCTGTGTATCTACCAGAATGGGAAATAATATTGTCGGGGTAAACCCGACGCAAATAGCTCAAATCATATCTTATCGTGCGCCTGGTCACTCCTAATTTTTCCTGTAACTCTCTAACTTTTACGAATTTTTCAGTTTTTAGGATTTTTACAATCGCTAACTGACGTTCGTTTACTTTGTGCATTAGTCATCACCATCCAATAGATCAAAAAGATTTAACTGATTATCAACCGTTTTCTCTGTTTGGCCTAAAATTATCTTCCTGAAAAGACTTTCGAATATTGTGACCGGTATGCTGTTTCCGGCTTGCTTATACAATGCTCCGTTAAGGCAATTTTCTCTTCCCGGATGCACCTTTTTAGCCTTTTCAAAATCTTCATCAGAATATCCCTGAATACGCCAACATTCTTTTTCTGTCAAATAACGGTACTCTCCGTCCCCCAGCTCTATAACTCCGCTGTTTGGAGATCTCATTTGTTTACAAGTAATAGTCATTGCGTAGTCTTTAATGACCGGAACCCTTCCTTTGAATTTGCCATCATAAGATGTAACACCGTCAATTCTGCGAAGCATACTTGGCTGCGTCACCTTGTAATAGTCCGGAACATCATTTTCAAGGAATTCTCTAATGTTTCTCATGGGCTTATGTATCAGATCAGAAAAATCAAAGTATTCATTTCCTAATATTGATACAGTAAAATACCTCTGTCTTGCTTGAGGAAGACCAAAATCACGGGCATCTAATAATTCATAGCTGCTAGTGTATCCCATCTTTGCCATTTCAGAAATATAACGATTATGGTTATGAACCATATACTTGCTGCGTACATTCTTTACATTTTCCCAAATTACATATCTTGGCTTCCAGGATCCCATTTGCTGTATAATATGTATTGTCTCCCACATAAGACTGCTTCGTGTTTCTGATCCCTCGTCCGCGCCTTTTTGTTTACCGGCAATACTAAAATCCTGGCACGGACTACCGTGTATCAAAATATCCGGCTTCAAGTTCCAACCAACTACCGATTGCGGTTTGTACTCCAATTCTTCCGAAAACATTGAATTGTATGATCTCACCGCCTTTTCGTCTATCTCGACGTAATCAATAGCTTTTACCGGTATACCCAAATTTCGCAAAGCACATCTAGGACTGCCGATACCGCCAAACAATTCAAGAATTTGTATTGTTTTCATAAAAACCCCACTTTACTGTTTCAAAACTTCTTTCATTCTCTCTGCCATATCAATTACGCCCAGGGAAAATAATACTGATTTCAAACTCTCCATTCTGATTTCATCATCATCTTTACTATCAGATAAAATATCAGCCATATTCTCTGTGACACCTTTGATAGCCAACAATGCATTGTAGTCAATGGTACTTTCGTCAATTTTCATTTTTAACCGCCTTTCCTTTAAGCAAAGTAATAGCCTTTGCTTTTTACTCTTTCATAACCATCTTCTGTAAGCAGGACTTCTTTCTGGACTTCTTTGTTCCCATAACAATCAACATCACAAACAACCCTAAAAAACAACATTCCGTTCTTCTCGATCGGTTCTTCGTGAGTTATGTTTGTTACATAATGCTCCAGTAAATTCATTCTGAATCACCTCTTCCATTCCTATATTTTTCTATCGCTTCATCAACTCTGTATTTGCCCCAATCTGCACTATAGTACCATTCAACAGCTTTGAAAACAGGGCTTAGTATTTCAAAGAGTGTTTCCACTCTTATTTTAGCTGATTTGATATATTCAACTAACCGCCTTGTATCTTTCGCTACATCTTCATATCCGTTTTGATTGAGATAATCAGCCATGTCTTCCAGCAATTCAATATTTTCAGACTGTATAAGTTCATCAACTTCTCTGGAATACAGATAGCTCCAACTTCCACCGCTCATTATTCCTCACCAACTTTCAATAAATCTATAAATTTCTCATACTGCCTTTGAGAAATTTTGTTATTCTTCTTATCGTCTCTGATTTCGATTTTAAGGTGCTTTTCTGCGATAGACGATAATTCCCTCGCCAAGTTCTTTTCGCCCTGCTTTAAACCGTCTCTGTATCCTCTGGAGGGCTTAAACTCATTTATCTTTTCCTTGCCCTCTCCTTGACCGCCTGCGGTTTTGTTATACCGGCACTGATATCCTCTTTTCGTATACTCCAAAATCCAATACTGTTCCATTTTGTCAAGCTCCGATTTTGGATAGTTGATAAAGTTAAGTTTCCATCCGTAAGGGCTTCCCTCGCTGTAAAAACCCCTTTTTTTGACGGAA